ATTGAGTCATAGTCAAGAGGAGAGGTATGTAAGGGACGCATGTCTCAATTTCCGAATATGTGTTTGGTTGTTAATTGATGTTTGTTTGATCACGAGTGCCAGTCGGTCGGAGTGAACAGGGACGGCACCATGTCGCGCAGCAGCCACAGCACCAGCACCGACATAACTGGACCGAGCACGAGACCAATCAACAAACCGAGCCAGAACATCACCAAACCTCGTTCTCCCTTCCGTCCTCCGCTTTGTGGATCCACACCGGCGCCAACGCCCGCTTGTTCTTGTCCAGCTTCGGACTGCACCAACAATCAAACAAACGGTGCGGGCGTGGGTCCCCTTTCGGGATGATGTGCAGCTCGCCCTTGAACTCCTGCGCCGCCCATGTTTGATTGTGCTCGAAGAAATCGGTGGCCATGCAGCAAATCCACTTCATCGCCGGGCTGCCGCGCTCGGGCTCGACACTGCTAGCGGCCATCCTGCGGCAGAACCCGGATCTCCACGCCTCGATCACCTCGCCGGTCGCCTCGCTGTTCGAACGGCTGCAGCAGAGCATGACGGCCAAGAGCGATTACGCCGAGATGCTGACCGAGGTCAAGCGGGCCAACATCCTGCGCGGCCTGTTCACGAATTATTACAGCGACCAGACCCGCCCGATCGTGTTCGACACCAACCGCTACTGGTGCTCCGCCATGGCGGCGCTGGCAATCCTGTGGCCGGGAGCCAAGGTCATCGCCTGCGTCCGCGATCCGGCCTGGGTGGTCGACAGCCTGGAACGGCTCTACCAGTCCAATCCGCTGCTGATGTCGAAGATGTTCACGGCCGAGCAGGCCGCCACCACCCACACCAGGGTCGAGGCGCTGGCCAGCGTGTCGGGCGTGGTCGGATTCGCCTACGACGCCACCGCGGAAGCCTATTACGGCCCGCACCGGGAGAACCTGATCGTGGTCGATTATGATGCGTTCTGCGCCGGGCCGGGGCCGGCGATCGCCGCCATCTATGCGGCGCTTGGGATGAACGCGTTCAAGCACCAGTTCGAGGAGGTCGGGACTTTCGGGATGGCCTATGACGCCATCGACTTCGATCGCCGGTTCGGGGCCCCCGGACTGCACCGAATCCGCACGAAGGTGGAGTCGATCCCACGGCAGACCATCCTGCCGCCCGAACTGTTCAAGCGGTTCAGCAACAAATGCTTCTGGAAGGAGAGCAAATGACCGACCTAACTGACCTAACCAAAGAGATGCAGATTATCCGAACCGAAGAGATGCAGGTTATCCGCCTGCGCTGCCTCAAGCTGGCGCTTGGCTCGCTGGATACCGACGGCGAGGTCGCGGTCGAGGACATCCTGCGCCGGGCGGAAATCCTATTCGCCTATGTGGCGTCTGGAACCGTTCCCGAACCCGTGGCGGAACCCCCGGACGCGGACGCCGATCAGTAACCAGATATGGACCTGCGGAGTCTGTAACAGACCTCCTACTTGTGCGCATTCCACGGGCACAAGTAGGTCCTACCAACAATCAATCAATGGCGCTCGCCGGATCCGTCCGGGGGCGGGCCGCGGTCAATGCCGGCTGCCGGCACCATGCCGATCGGGCTGCCGCCCTTCTGCGCCTGCAATTGTTGAGTGATCCGAACCAGCAGTGGATTGGCCACGTTCCACGGCGCCTGCGCCAGGACGCTGATTACCTGATTCCATTCGGCTTCCGTCAGTTCCACCGGCATGCTGTTCCCTTTCAGTGAAGTGTCTTGACGACCAGTTCCAGCTCGTCGATCCGCCGGTGCGCGTCCTGCAGCGCCTCGATCAGGATCGGCACATATTTGGAATAGTCAATGCTGGCCGGGATGAACGGCTCGTCGCCGGGCTCGCCTTGCGCGTCGCTGACCGCGACCGGGTAGATGTCGCGCGCCTCCTGGGCGAGAAGGCCGATACCGGATGAGCCGTCGGCCTTCCAGCGGAAATTCTTCACCGCCAGGGCGTCGAGCAGGATGCGGCCGCCGGTGAACGGCTCGATGGCGTCCTTCAGGCGCACATCCGAGGTCGTATTAAAAGCGGTCGCCGTCGCGGTGCAGTAAATCGTTCCGACAATTGTGCCGGCGTTGATCGCCATCACCGCCCAATTGAAGCCGGTGTTGTTAGGCCCGGCGAGATACACACCATAGCTACCAAAGGTTCCGCCGAGCGCCGAGCCCGCGGAAGCACCGCTTTGGAAGCCGGCAGTGGAAAGAACAGGGGCCGCGCCGGTGCTGTTGATCTGACCGGCGGCAGTTATGGTCGAACTGTGAGTAACCGGCCCGCTGAAACTAACTGCCCCAGTTGCTCTGGTGACAGTAACCGGATTGCCAATCACTGCACCGGCATCATTGTAGTTTTGAAAGTACAAATCCGAACCAGCATTGGCCCCGGTCTCGCCGGCGGGATAACAAAGAAATCCCCAGCGTTTCAGTCCGCTGGTTTGAAAGAAGACTTCGGCATAGGTGCTGGCTCCCAGGATTGAGTTGAGGGTGAGTCCCGATGCACTGGCAGCGGGCGGGTTGATGGTGAGATTTCCGGTCAAGGTACCGCCAGCGAGCGGCAGATAAACCCCGCCGCCGAACGCGGCGATGGCAGCGGTCACAAACGCGGTGGTGGCGAGCTGCGTCGTATTGGTGCCGGCCACCGCGGTGGGGGCAGCCGGGACGCCGGTGAAGGTCGGGCCCGCCAGCAAGGCGCCACCGGCAGCCGACACATCATTGGCAATCAGCGTGACAGCGCCGGTACGGCCGTTGAAGGAGACGACCGCGGCGGCGATCGCGGCGGTGACGAACGCCGTGGTGGCGAGTTGCGTGGTCGAGGTGGCGGCGGGCGCGGTGGGGCCGGCCGGGACGCCGGTGAACACCGGCGAGGCGATCGGGGCCCCGGCAGCGCCGATGATGTCGGCGGTGGTCAGGACGACGGCCCCGGTGCGGGTATTGAAGCTCGCCACCCCGGAGACGCCTGCGGCGATCGCCTCGGCCACGAACTGGGTGGAGGCGATCTGCTGGTTCGAAGTGCCGGTGGTGGCGGTGGGCGCGGTCGGGGTGCCGGTGAACGCGGGCGAGGTGGTCAGCGCACCGCCGGCCGCCGAGAGATCGTTAGCAATCAAAGTGACGGCGCCGATGCGGCCGTTGAAGCTCGCCACCCCGGCGGTGACGGCGGCCACGGCGGCGGCCACGAAGGCGGTGGTGGCCAGCTGCGTGGTGGCATTGCCCGGGGCGGCGGTGGGCGCGGTCGGGGTGCCGGTAAAGGTGGGGTTGGCGGCCGGGGCGCCGCCGGCGCCGGTGACATCGGTCAGCGTGAGCACCACCGCGCCGGAGCGGGTGTTGAAGGTGGTCACGCCGGGGGCCGAGGCGGTGATGGCCGCATGGACGAAGGCGGTGGTGGCGATCTGGGTGTTGTTCGTAGGGGTGGTGGCGGTCGGGGCGAGCGGCACCCCGGTGAACGAGGGCGAGGCCCAGCCATTGGCGGCAACGATGTCGGCCTGAGTGAGGACCACCGCGCCGGTGCGGGTGTTCCAGGAGGACACCCCGGTGGTCGAGGCGGCAATGGCAGCCTGCACGAAGGCGGTGGTCGCGAGCTGGCCGGTCGAGGTGCCAGGGTTGGCGGTGGGCGCAGTGGGGCTGCCGGAAAAGATGGGCGAGGCCAGGATCGCGCCGCCGGCCGCTGTGATGTCGGCTGCGGTCAGGACGACGGCCCCGGTGCGGGTATTGAACGACGCCACCGTGTTGGCGGCGGCCCAACTGTTGACCCAGGCGGTGTTGACGATCGTGGTGTTGTTGTCGGTCAGCAGCGGGGTCGGGACGGTGGCGGGGCCAGCTACCGCGGTGGCGGCGTTGAAGTCGGCGGTGAGGAAGGTGACGATCCCGGAGCGGCCGTTGAAGGAATGCACGTCGGGGGAGATCGAGTTGATCTCCGCGACGACAAAAGCGGTGGTGGCGACCTGGGTGGTGCTGGTGTTCAGGGCGGCGGTGGGGGCGGTGGGGACGCCGGTAAATGCGGGGGAGGCAACGGGAGCTCCGCCGGCGCCGGTGATGTCGGCGAGCGCGAGCGTCACGGCCCCGCTGCGGGCGTTGAAGCTCGCTACCGTGTGATTTGTGACGTAGCCCATGGTGGCGACCTCTAGCGGGGCGGTGGGGTCGCGGGCGACCGTCAGGGTGTCCAGCAGCGTCAGGTGGCCGGCCGGCGACAGCAGCAGGGAATTCATGAAAGCAGGAACCAGGGCGCCGGCGGCGCCGGACACGGACGCACCCAGGCCCAGGGTCCCATCGGCCTCCATGGCGAGACCGCCGGCCGCTCCGTTCTGCCAGTACCGGGCGGAACCGGACGCGTCGACGTAGGCGTTGAACAGGACCGCGTGGCCGGACGGCAGCACCAGATCCCCGGTCAGTATCTGGTCGGGGGAGGCGTCCGCTGGCGGCGGGGCCACCCCCCACACGAACGGGCCGCCCGGGTTGAGGCCGGGTGTGGTCAGAATGCTGTTGGCGGTAGCGGCGGCGTAGGCCCCGCCAAGGCCGCCGACCTGGACGAGGATCAGGTCGGAGGGGTCGACCAGGGTGCGGGCCGGGTACTGGGCGATCTGGCGGGTGTTGATGACGAGGTTGTCGGGCAAGGGAGCCTCCCGCGCGCTACGCGGTGGCCGTGCAGAGGACCAGCGCGGTTCGGACCCACACGTTATTGCGGCTGTCGGTGACGGTCCACTGCATCTGGTAGTCAGTGGCGGCCTTGCCCCCGGACATGAGCTGGAAGATCGAGCGGCCGCGGATGTAGGTCTGCCCGGCGGTCCAGTCGGCGTCGGCGGCGACCGGCGGGGCGGCGTTGGTGAACAGCTTCAGGGATCCGGCCGCGAGGCCGATCCCCGCGGGGACCAGGGCGCTGAAATCCATCCCGAAGGCGGCGGTCTCGCCGACGGCGTGCGGCGGTTCATAGCGGCGGGTCAGCGGCATGGCGGGGCCTTTTGTCGTTTATGTCGTAGCGGCCGCTTCTTCATCAGCTGGGCCACGGCGCCGCGCAGGCGGGCGAGCACGGCGCCCTTCCAGATCACGCGCGGCTCCGGGATGAATTTCATCCACATGGTTTCATTCCACCGCCAGCGCCTGCACGCTGCGTTCGATGCCGGGCGCGGGCGCGACCGGCATGATCACCCCGCTGCCGTCGGTCACCGTCATGTCGCTGATCCGCCCGATCAGATTACCGTCCGGGTCGGCGAGACGGAATCCCCACGTATCAACAATCAGCGTCGGGGCGGGTACGAGCGGGTACATGTTGCGGCTTCCTTTCCGAAGGCGACATCCTACTATCGCATAATGTTCACGCTCGAGTCATGATGAGGGGCCGCGCGGGGATATCTCCGCACGGCCCCTGAAGAAACCCGCCGTCAAGCAAGTTCCTGAAACCACCCTTCCTGGGAAAGGATAAGCAGAAAGGCAGTCCAATGACCGATATATCCAAACAATCTCCGGCTGACAAGAGCGCGCGGTTTGCGGCGTTGTGCTGGGCGCGGGCGCGGCTCTTTGCGGAAGACGTTTACACGCTGCATCAGGCCGTCGACGAGCTGCAAGCCTGGGCCATGACCAACGGTCTGGTGACCGACATCGGCCAGGACGCCGTTCAGAAGATCAGGGCGGACGCCTTTTACGCGGTCCGCCCGGAGCTGTGGCCATGACCTCTGACGACACCCCACGCGACTATCACCTCGTGGCCGAGGACGGCGTGCCCAGCGCCGAGGAAATGCAGCGCGAATGGAACGCGGCACGGCAAAGACGGCTGGAACGGATGCCGGCCGCCTCGACCATCGCCGCCGCCGAATACCTGATCCGCATCGGCGACCCCGAACGCCTTAAGCGCTGGCTCGAAACCCATCCCAAGGCCGAGCAAACCGCTATCGCAAATTACTTCCTGAAACGGAGATCGCCATGATCGAAATCCCAACGGAAATCAAAGCTGTGTTCGAGCAAAAAGCCGGCCAGGAATTCAGTTGGTGCGATGGATCGGCATGGAGCATCAACGACCCGCCGCCAGAACAGTACTGGACCGTTCAGGACCGGATCCCAGCCCGCCAGGTCTGCCTCCTCTCCGGCCACGGCGCGGTCGGCAAAAGCACCATCGCGCTGCAACTGTGCGCCGCTCACGCGCTCGGCCGCGACTGGCTCACCTGCCTGCCCGAGCCAGGACCCAGCTTCTTCCTCGATGCCGAAGATGATATTTCCGTCGTGCATCGAAGGCTGCATTTCATCCTCAAATACTACGGCGTCGATTACTCTGACGCCTGGAACGGAGGCCTCCACTTGTTGCCGCTGGCCGGCAAAAATCCGCTGCTCGCAACCGTCGATCGAACCGGAAAGCTGACCCCAACCAAACTGTTTGATTGGCTGCTGGCGGAAGCCCGCCGCATCAAACCAAAACAAATCGTTATCGCATCCGTCGCTAACATCTGGACCGGATGTGAAAACGATCGCGGCCAAGTCACCCAACTCATCGACCTGTTCACCAACCTCGCCATCGAAGCCGATGGCTCCGTCATCCCGATCTCGCACCCCTCGTTGCAAGGCCTGTCAACAGACACCGGCATCAGCGGCAGCACCCAATGGCACAACGCCGTCCGCTCCCGCATGTACCTCAAATCCGCCAAGGAAGCCGACGACGAAGAGGAAAACGGCCTGCGTAAACTAGAGTTCAAAAAAAATCAGTACGGTCCAACAAATGGAACAATCACACTCGAATGGAAATCAGGATTGTTCCTCCCGCTGGCCAGCGCTTCGCCGTTCGAACGCGCCGCACGCGAACAGGAAGCCATGGACAAAATCAAAGCCGCCGTGAAATCAGGACAAAGACTCAGCCCAAACAAATACGCCAGAAACTACCCGCCAGCCGTCCTCAAGGGTAACGGACTGAGCAAGGCCGAACTCGAAACCGCCCTCAATAAAATGCTCCAGAATGGACGCCTGAAGGTAGAATCATACGGTCCAGCCAGTCGTGGATGGGAAATGCTCGTCGAGACGTAAGAGGTATTATACGGGGTACACCACCTCGAACCAGTGTACACCACCTACTGTACACCACCACCTCCCCCTAAAGGGGGAGGGTGGTGGTGCAGGAAGATGTGCCAGTGCAGGGTGGTGCTGGTGCACCTCGGCCACGAAAGAAAATTACCCAATGGAACCCGGTTAAAAATTTTCCTTGGGACAAATCGCCAAGGGGGCGCTTCGCGAATGCGCTCTATGCGTCCAAGAGACGTTCAGGAGTTCCTTCAGGACCCATTTGGGATTTTCACACATGTGTGGGTATCCCAACGGACCATCAAACAAACATCAAACAAACACGGATCAAACAAACAATCATCAAACAAACAAAGCGGTGGCCGATGTATAGGGCGTTGGTCCTTGTGACTGCAGTCCTGTGCTGATAGGACTTTGGTCCCTCCGGGTTTTACCCGAGGAACGGTGCGGGAACGACGTAGTGTTGTACGGATGGAGCGGCTTGCCACAGGTGATCAAGGCAGCTATGTTCATGGTCGCACGCAATGACCCTAAGCAACTTTGATCGCCCTGGCCCACCGGGGCGATTTTTTTCAGCACACCCGCAAAGGGTAACTCTTTTATGGTATGGCTTGAAATTTGTGGACGAGGGGTCTAGGTTGGGCCGGTGGGGTCCAGCCCCACAGGAAAGGTCCAAGCAATGACGAACAGATCAATCTATGACCGGCCCCGGCTGCTTGATGGCAACTCGACCCAGATTCGAGGACAGGAGCGGGTCGAAATCGACCGTCTGGAAGATGCCATGCACCAAGCCGTGACCGCGGCACCCGACCTCGGCCGGCTTTCCGCCGAGGCGGTGCTTAAGCAGTACGAAATTGCCGCGCATAACATCGAAGAGATGGGTGCAGCGGTGAAGGAACGCATCGCCGCCCTAGAGGCCGCGCTCTCCGAATGCGACGCCGACATGCGGTTGATCGGCGAGGCCGCACTGGCCATCCGCGAGAAGGGCAAGATCGCCTATGCTAACATCGAGCACACCGCCGCCGTGTCGCGGGAGATCAGAGAGATCTGTTCCGAGTTCCAGCGGAGGGCTGCGACTCCCTGATGCGCCGCAGGAACGAACCATGCTTATCCGGACCCGGGAGGGTTGAGCCATGACCGAGCACCGTCTTTGCCCAGACTTCGAGTTGCGCGGCGAAACCTATGAGATTTGGACCAATTCCTGCGACCCAAGCAATCGTTGCCTTGTAGACTCGCGCAAGCGCGAGGTGGTCGATACCGACCACGCTTTCGTTCCGCCGCTTTCGAATGATGAATTGCTGGCCATCTATGATTATGGGAAGGTGAAAACCGGATAAGCATGGAACGAACTGCTCATGAGTGACCTGATCGATAAAGCGCGAGCCTGGGATAAGCTCGCGGAGAAGAATGCCCAGATCGAGCGGCTGCGGGCGGCGCTGGAACCATTCCAGCGCAACGTTGAAGCATTATCCTTGTCCAGCGCGCTCGGCCACATTGGACGAGATGAGTTGTGGAACGCTAGGCACGCTTATGTCGGTAATGACCATGTCGATTAGCGATGCGCAGGTCGAGGCGGCGGCGAAGGCAATGGCCAATCTTTGGCATTCGGAAAATATCTATGGAAGCTTCTCCAAACTCGCCCGCGCCGCCCTTATGGCAGCCGAGGCTGTAACGCCATGCGAGCGCTGCGGCGATCGCGGTTATGTGGTCAGGGATGTGGAGTGGGAACCGTATGCCGTGCAATGTGAATGCAACCTCGCCGGACGAGACTGCCGCCGTGGCGTCGCACGAGTGGATTGAGGTGGCTTCAAGACGATGGTGCATTGAGTGCGGCAGCTTCCAATGCAGACGAAACGGGAAATGGCGAGATGCGATGGTGGGTCCATATCCAGCCTACAACAAAACAGATACAGCTCGTCACTAGTACCTACAATCCGGGAACGCTGACATTAATGGGGATGAGCGCGGCGCTCGTGGCCGCCCTCATAGCGCTTGCCGTGGAGCCAAGGCCTCCTCCCTCCCACAAGGGCGACAGGCTGGCCTACGAGCCGCGCCAGCACGTCGAGGAGCCCGTGCGGGCTCCCAAGGCACCTCCGCCGGTAACCCCTATCCAGGACGAGCCTAGGGCCGCTGCGCCCCCTCCGGTGGAACTACCTATCCCGGTACCGGCACGTCCCGTCTCCGCTCCGAAGCCGGAGAACATCTGCACCCGCCACGGCGGCTGGAAGGTCAGCACCGAGGGCGGGCGATCGTGGCGGTGCGCCTATGCAAAATAGCGAAAAGCGCGTCTTGATTTGCGGGCTGGCCAGTTGGCCGCGATACACGGAAGCGACGCAGGGACAGTGCGATATCTGTGGCTGCGCGATTTGGGTCTCCAAGACATCGCCGCCGCACGACATCACACGTTGCATTCCGTGTGCACTAGACACGATCGAGCCGGGGGACGAGCTCGAACCTCTCTTAGACTTGATCTGGAATTGGTGAATACGAGGGGTATTGGAGGATGCCGCGATGAGGATCGATCTTTGCCGATGCGGCGACTGCCGAGCAATCAAATACGCAGAAAGGGAAAGGAAACGAAATGGCCGAAAGCAAAATCCGAGGTTATCGAGACCTGACCGAGACCGAGATCGAGTTGATCAACGAGTGCAAGGACCTCGTGGTTCAAGTGTTGGCCGGACTGATTTGCAAAAGGGATTCATGGCCCTCATTCGGAGCATCGCGAGGCCGGACACTTTCTAGGATGCGCAAGAACCCGACACCATGGGTCGAGGCGGGTAGGTTATTGGTCGGTGAAATGGCAAGTCCGCCGCTGAGCGGCTGCAATGGCATGTTCATAGTCAGCAACAAGTTAGGTCCGCACACGCTTGCAATCATCGCCAGCGACGGCACCGACAAAGACGCACGCGGGTGGGAGCATGTCAGCGTGAGCACGGCGATGCGGACGCCGACGTGGAAGGAAATGCAGTGGGTCAAGGAGCAGTTCTGGAACGATGACGAGGTGGTGATTCAGCTTCATCCGGCCAAGGTCGATTACGTCAACTGCCACCCGAACACCCTGCACATGTGGCGCCATCATGCGCTGCCGTTTCTGAAGCCGCCGGTAGAGTTGGTCTGAAATGAAAGGCGTGAAGCTCGAATGAAATACGAAAACGCACTGCATTATCATCGTCACGCGGCGCATGCGTTTGATGACTTCGAGGCATTACGCCGCAAACACGACTTGCGCGGCAGTCTTGTTAACTCGATTTCGCATCACTTGCGCCACTTCGTCTATCGCACCGGCCTCGAATTACCGAAGCGTGATCGCCGATATGTACGGAGGAAATGAAATGCCGTTAGGATCAAGCGTTAGTGAAAATATAAGTGAGTTGTCACGATCAGGCAGCCGGCCGAGGTCGCATCGCCAGATCGTGGCAATCGCCCTTAACGCTGCCCGCAAGGCCAAGCGGCGAGGCCGCCGGAGTCGGCGTTAACGCGATGATGCTCCGGTGTGAAATTCGCTGGCCGGAATCCCGGTCAGCTTGGCAAGTTTCCTGGCCTTGATCAGATTCGGTCGGCCTACCCCGGTCAGCCAGTTGTAGAGGGTTTGCCGCGAGACCCCGATGATCCTGGCCCGCTCGGTCAGTGATGCCCCGGGCGCGATCGTGGCAATGATTTTGCCTAAAGCGGCGCGCCTGCGGTCCTGCGCATGGGAAAGGACCGCATTGGCGTTTTTAAGCGAGGCTGTGTTGTTGACTTTCATGCTGAGACTCACTAGATTTTCGCCTTATAATTTGTGGACAGGAAAGGGTACAAGAATATGACGACAAAACCGGATCAGGCAATAGCCCCGCGCGATTATCACGAGGTCATCGCTCGAGTCGCCGCGGTCAAGGACCTCGACGTAGAAAAGCTCGCGAAGCTGATGGCTCTGCAGGAGGAATGGGAACGGCGCAGCGCCGCGACCCACTACAATGAGATGATGGCATCTGCCCAGGCCGCCATGACCACGATTTCCAGAGACTCAGTCAATCCGGTCACACGCAGCCGCTACGCCTCGCTGGCGGCGCTGGATCTCGCTATCCGGCCGATCTACACGAGGTTCGGATTCAGCGTGGAATTCAACGATGAAACGCCGAGCGATAGGCCCGACTGGTTGAAACTGGTCGCCTATGTCTCGTGCGGGGCGGAAACCCGCAAGCGAGACAAATGGATTCCAGTCGTCACCACGGGTTTGGGCGGCCGGCAAGCAATGACCTCGACCCACGCCGCGATCGCTGCCGTCACCTACGGCAGGAGAGCGCTGCTCAAAATGGTTTTCAATTTGGCCGAGGACGATGACGATGGGAACCTCGATCGCGGGCGGACGCCGCAGCGGTCGGAGTCGACCGACGATTTGGATCGGGAGCCGGGAACCGTGAAACCGATCGTGAATGCCGAGGAAGCGCTGGCCAAAATGAATGCCTGCGAAACATGGCCGGACCTGAAAAAATATGGGGATGAGCTCCTGCGGCTGAACATCTTTCCGGGCGACCGCGCGGGGCTCGTCGACCACTACAACAAGCTCCGGGAGGCTTTCGAGGCCAAGGCCAAGGCCAAAACCGAGGCCGCTACATGAGCGAGAAACCAAAGAAAATCCAACCAAAGAAAATCTGCCGCCCACCGCTGTGCGAGGAATGCGGCGTGTATCGGTCTGATCCGCCGTCCAAACTTTGCCCGGGATGTCAGGCTTACAAGGAGCACCAACCATGAATGAGGAAAATCGAGACGAATTCTTTGGAGCGGTGCAAGCGGAGGGCGCGAGAATATCTCGCTCAGGGTGACGTGACGAATGCGATCGCTTCAATGGGCAACATGTTGCGACAGCGCGAAGAGTACACCGGCGTCGTCGATAAGATGCTGCCGCTGGCTTTGTTCTATGCCGCCAATCACGACATTGACGGTGCCCGCCGCTGGATAGAGGGATTCCGATGAGTGTGTCCTGGCCGGTCGAGCAGGGCTCGGAGGAGTGGCTGCAAAAGCGGCTCGGGATCCCGACCGCATCGCAATTCCACCGCATCGTCACCAAGAGCGGAGCGTTGAGCGAGATGCGGCACGACTACCGCAATGAGCTTGTGGCCGAGCGGATTCTCAAGCGCGACCTTCAACGGGTCAAACCCACCGAATGGATGCGCCGTGGCTCCGAGATGGAGGCTGAGGCGGTGCGCCACTTCCTGCGCCACCAGCGCGATACGTTCGGGCGTCGCATGCAGCTCGACCCGGCCGGATTTGTCACCACCGACGACGGTCGTATCGGCTGCAGTCCCGATCGCATCATCCACACCACGAGCGCCAATTTGGCCAAGGAGGCGGTGGAGATCAAATGCCCGGCGCCGTGGACTCATGTCGGTTATCTGCTGGACGGCCCCGGTGACAACTACGTTATGCAGGTGCAAGGACAGATGTTGGTGGGTGGGTTTGATTTGGTCCATTTCTATTCTTACCATCCAGAATTTCCCCCGTACTACCAAATTTGCGAGCGCTCCAATCGCATCATTGATTTGTTGCACACCCGGCTGGCAACTTTCCTGGCCGAGCTGGACGCCGCCGAGGTGGCCTTGCGGAAGCTGATAAGGAACCCTCAGTTCATTGTAAAATTAACGAGCTAGATCATGCCCAAATCAGAACTATTCGACTTGGCAGCCGAAGTGAAGGGCGAGACGGACAAAGCATGGCGTCTATTTGACGGGACCAGGACTGAATGGGTGCCAAAGTCTCAGGTCGAGGATAACGGTGACGGCACTTTCACAATGCCGGAATGGCTGGCAAAGGACAAAGGATTTATCTGAGTCGATTGGAAGCCGTGCATAGGCCGAAGTCATGACAACTGAAAAAGACTTGGAAACTTTTCTTGAGACCTGGATGAATAAGTATGCTGCTGGGGTGTCTCGGCAATTATTTGCTCCTGGAAGCGAATCTTCTTTGGTGGCTGCGGTGTTTGATTACAAGAAACTTAGTCATGATTTGGCGGAATTTTTAAGGGAGGCGGGAAATGCAGTTGATCGAGCTACTTGAATCGGCGGCTAATTTTGCAGCCGTCCAGCAACGACCTCACTTTTCCGTAAGGATTGAGATTACTCCGAGCGGATTTCTTGTGGTCGCAAAAGATACGGCGGATGTGAATAATCATCGGAGTTACCAGCACGTCGTTGGATTTTACGAGATCGATGCATCTAGGATCAACGTCCTGAATCTCGCAATCGGTCGAGCCGTAAAAGGGCTAGACCGCGAGTTGATCGTCTGCCGCTAAATCGGCTGATCTAATTAGCTAATCAATATTAGCTAATACACCGAAGAAATCAGGAGGAAGTAAAACGATGCCGTGGCATGAATGGCTTATCATCGCAGTCATCATTGCAGCAATCCTTCGCTTTATCTATTGGCAGTGGACATGGGGTCGCTGAGCAATTGAATAGAGCCGCCGATGAAATAGAGAAGCTGCGTGCTGAGAACGCTAGATTGCGCAGGAGCATGGAAAAATGATTACTCTCAAACCAACAGAGCGCGGTTTCCTTCGCGGCGAATTTGTTGATTACTACGGAGAAAAATGTAGCATTCAAGAAAGTTCTCTCGCAGACGAGTTCTGTATATGGCTTGGTTGCGACCACGAAACAAAAGGTAGAAATGGAGAACCTGTCGGTGCTCGGATGCATCTAACGAAGGCAATGGCTGTTGATATTATGATGTATTTACAATGTTTCATAGAAACAGGCGAGTTATCGCGCGGTTCTGAGCAAAGATAAGGAAATCACGGACATGACCATCCCCGCAGCGATCCCGAAGACCGGCGTGGCCCTAACGGAAACCGGGGTGAATATTGTTGTTGACGCCACTCTCGTGGAAACCGTGTTCAGGGTTGTCCGCAACGACACCAAAACCCCAGTTGAAGGGGCTGCGGTTCTGGTAGCAGTCCTGCGGGTGCTGAAGGAGAATTGTTTGAAGGACCTTCCAATGGAACACTTCATCATGTTTGTTAAGGATTTGCTGGAAAGCGAGGTACAAATCCCTGGCCGCGAGATCAATTGAGAGGTCCCGTCATGGTCCCGAAAGAAGCCATTGATCAGGTGCATAAAATCGTTGTGGCCATCGGCCCGTTGCTGCACGGCCAGGATCCATTGATCACCAGCGCGGCGCTTGCCGATCTGGTGGCCATGCTGATCGCTGGACACCGCATCATCGGCAAGCCGGCAGCGACCAAGAACCTGCAGAAAACGCTTTTGCAACTGCATGTCGAAACCGTCCGCAAGCTCATTCCGGTGAACATGAAGCAACAGGACGAAGCCGTCGCGCATGGAGAAGTCGAAGTGAGGAAGCTGACATGAAACCTCGACTCGTCGAGTTGCTCGGCACCGCGGTGATCCTGACCTTTGCCTTGGTCATCGACCTCTGGGATCTGCCTAAGCCTCCTGCCCTCCCTGCGTCCCCTCGATCGACGGTGGCGATGGAATTTGTGGCGCAGGAGCAGCCTGAGAAGTCCCAGGAGCGGTTCCCGATGCCAGTGCCGGTGCCATTGCCGGGGCCGCGAGGGCCATTTTGGTCCGAGCCGACGTGCTGGTGTCAGGCGAGGCCGGTGCCGCCGGCGCGCTGGGTCCCTCCGGCTACGTCGCTTCCCACGTATGTGCCGCCGCCTGCGCGGCCCCTGCCCGTGCCGCCTCGGCCACGGACGATGCTGGCCGGATCAAAGTGAGAGGTTCATCCTCGGATGAAATTCTTGCTTTCGTGGGGCAGCGAAGGAAGAAGCCCTGACCCATCAACCCGGCGGCCTTGAATGGCTTGGCTGAAATGGGCTAAAATGCGCAACGGCCGAACGTCGTAAGCGTCCAGCCGTCACGACTTGACGCAGCAACCTTAACAGGAGGTAGCCATGCCCACCCCCAAGATACCCCCGCGCGATGCCTGGACCCAGGCCAAAGAGCTTCCCGCCCGCGCAATTCTCCTAGAGAAATCCCCCTATAGCGTCGACGGCGGTCACACCATAGGCCGCGACCCCCGGCAAATTGCCGCTCGGGAATTTATCGAGGCTGGAATAAATCCCGCTCCCATCCTCGATGTCATCCGCGCCAAGTGCCTCGACTGCTGTGTCGAGCAGCCGGACGAGGTTCGCAAGTGCGTGGCGATCGCCTGCCCCAACTGGCCCTACCGCATGGGAACCAACCCGTTCCGCACCGCAAGCATGACCGACGAGGAACGCCAGAAACGGGCGGACCAAGCGCGGAAGAATTTCCAGAAGTCGGTGGCTGTGGACCCGAAGCCGCGCTAGCCCGGCGGCCTCGCCCGCAGCGACATGACGATCATAGGCACCACCGTCGATCCGCTATAGATCATAAGCGCCACTAATCGGTACGGGTCCGGGTTCGCCACACACAGCCACGTCAGCGCAATCGCCCCGCCGATCGCCACCAGCAGGATCACCCGCACCGACAGAACGAGCGTCAGGACGTTCACCGCGCCGATCACGCCGGCCCGGTAGGCGGCAAATTCACGCGGATTCGCCGTCGAACTCGCGATCCCACTCGGCCTCGGCGGCATCGGCGGCGGTTCGGGCGGGCCGACCGGCAGCGGCTCGTCGGGGAACTCTTGCTCGGCCACCAACTGCATTGTCCGCAAACGCGGCGACGTACTTTCGGACTGTGGATCCGGCATTCGGGTTGTCCCTGTCATCGGCCAAGCGGACGTAGGCGATGCGGATGCGAGCGATCGCCGCCAGCGACATGTAGCGCTCTTTCAGCGTGACCTCCGGGGCTTGGAGCTGGTCGAGGAGCTTGCTGACCTGCTCGTACAGCCGACCGTCGATGTTGAGGGGGTCCAACCGCTTGATGTTGCTGCTTTTTGTCATTTTGTGTCTTCTTCTGCCTCGGCGGCCCGGGTGGCTCCCTCCGCGGCCAATGGGGCCGCCAAGCGCGTCTTGTTGACGCCGCGCCATACTGGCTTGGCGACCGCGCCGACCCCTCTGGCGGCCAGATTCGCGAGGGCTGCTGGATTGGCGTAATGGCCCAATCCCCATCCTGCGTGACGCCACCAGGGCGCTTCCCATACCGGCTTTCCAGCCGGGGCCATGGCCTTTTCAAGCTCGGCGTTGGCCTTGTCAAATGCGCCCTTTGCCGTGCCTCCGCTGTGGCTCACCACCGTTTTCTGAAATTCTTCCCGCATACGGCTCATGCCGTTGGCAACCGCGCTGTATCCTTTGCTGCGGGCTTCTTGCTCCGCCAACGAAATATCTTCCATGAGCTTGCCGGCCACATCCGCTCCGAATGTCCCACCTCCTTTCATGACCTTCGTTATCCGTTCCTCGACTCCATCCAGCATGTCCGCTGGGGCACCGGCTCGCACCGTCATCCGGGTTCTGTTGAGGACCCCCTTCAGCGTGGAGTTGGCCACTCTTTTGTCAATTGGGAATTTGGCTGAGATTTCGCTGGCGATGGCTCCCATGGATTTGCTGATCTGGCCGATGGTTGCCTCTGCCGCGGCAAGAGCTTTACTTGCCGCCCAAGAGCCAATCTTTCCGCCCCCAACGCTAACCGCAGTGTTGATTCCCCGTTCGAGTAGAGAATCGGCAGGCCGTGTTACTCCCCAGCCGGCAAGGCGAGCGAGCATGGGCAATCCCGCGCCTCCGCCGGTCGCTGCCAGTTGCAGAATATCACCTCCGACCCTTGCGGTCGCCTCCGCGGGACCGGCCGAAGGGCCGGTCCCCACTTCGTGCAGCCAGGTTCCCGGGCGCCGGTTGCGGGCGAATTCGTCCAGCCAACCCAAACCGCGCGGAACATCTCGGGAGCCGGCTTTTTGGGTGACCAGAATGTTGCCTTCCCCCGGTGGGCTGCCTTTGGGTCGGCGGAACGAACGGCGATATTGATCGGGGCCAAGCGCCAAGTCCGCCAATTGCCCGAGGCCCACCTCAGTTTCGGCAACCGATCGCTGAAAGCCGCGGCCGATCGTGTCGGCCCAGGACAGGTTCGGGTTGTCTTCGAGCAGCCAGCGTTTTGATGTTGGCGTGTCGGTCGGAAAGCCCTTCCCGCCAGCGGTGCTGGTCCGAATGTCCTGCGCGGGGTGGTATTCGGAATCGGATGAAGGCGCGGCCGCTTCCGGCTTGCCAGTGGCTGGGCCAGCCTTGAGCTGGGTGCGCGGGTCGAAATCCGTGGGTACCGGGACCGGCTTGTTGGCCGCAGCTCGCTGCCGGGCAATCTCCGCTTGATTCGCCGCTTCGGCCGCCGGGTCTGTTTGCGGGCTGTGCGGATCGGGCTGAAACGCCGAGCTGTTTGGATCGATGTCGTCTTCCATCAGCGCACCGGGAACCCTTCTTGGATAAGCTGCCGTCTGACCGCATCAAGATACTGACCTTCGGGGTCGGGACCCTGCCTGGATTCGTCCCAATGCCTGTGTTCCAGGTACCACCGGAGTTTTTTGGCCGAATCGCTCTCGTTGGCCTGCGCCACCGGATCGTTCAAGCGGTCGCTGGGCTTGTAGCGTGACATGCCCTTTCGGAAATCAGCAGTATTCGCCTCGTCCGTCTGGATGGTTTTCAGCCATCTTATGGCGTCGTCGCTGCCGGTGTATTTCCTCAGCATCTGCTCCGCGGTAAGATTGCTGTAGGTCGCGTTGTTGTAGACTGCCTTTCCAGTGTTGATCGCTCCCATCAGCAGCCCGTCCATCATTCTGATGTATCCGACGAACTGTGCCGGCGAGCTGGATGTGCTGACGTTGTTGAGGATTTCCTCCACTTCGCGCAGCGAGCTTTGATTGCCGCGGAACGACTTTGCCATTTCCTGCGCCCAGGCCAGGACCGCTCCCCGGAGCGCTACGACCTTGGGACTGCCGGTCTGGGTGGAGAGCCAATTCTTTGTCGCGTTTAGGAATCTGTAATCGCTGGGTTCCAGGTTCTGCACGGCGTTGAAGAATACAGCGCTGTGCTGAAGCGCGATGGCATTGGCGGCCAAGCGCATGCCCCATACGCCGGTATTGAAATTCTGCTCCGCCTGCCTTCGCCAGACGAAACGGTTCTCATCGAAGTTAGGATCTAGGGAATCAACAAGCAATCGTTTCATTCTCATATACGACGAATTGCTTTGGTAGGTGGCACTGCGCAATTGGCTCTTGCCTGTCAAAATATTCGGGATATCACCAGCAAATTCTTGGCTCACGCCTGCTATTTGCTCGATACCCCATTCCTGCAATCTTTTCTCTTCATCGGGACTCATGTCAGGGTGTTTCTTGCGATAGTCGGTGACCGATTTGGCGATATCCCCGAGATTTGCATTGTGATAATCGAGATACGCCTTTGCAGCCTCGTTTTTCTGGTGATCCCTTGACCTTTCGTCCTGAGTGCCTCCGCCGCTGTGGATGCGGGCGTTGGGCGGGCTGCCGTTGAGCAGATTGGCGTCCGCTTTGATCTGTTCGGGGCTTTCCTTGTAAATCTTGCCGAGATAATCGGCGTATTCCTGCATGGAGGCTCCCGGCTTTGGCGGCTCAAGGGGGGCTACTGCTCCGGGCCTTGCGGGCGCGGCCTGCGCCACTTGCTGACTGGCCGGCTGCGCCCTGGATTGCGCTTCGGGCGGTGGGGCGTCTGACATGGTGTCGCCCGTGGCCGCCATGGCAAGCCGCACAGGTTGTTGTTCCGGCTCCTCGGCGGCGCCTTGCTGCTGTTGTTGCTCCGGTACCTCGGCTGCGCCTTGCGAAGGCGGAGCGGGACGCTTGGGGACCGCGGGAGGACGTTCTCCCGGCGATGGCGGTGATGGTTCCGGCTGCACAGGCTGTCCAGAACGGAAACGAGTGGCCGGAGCCGTGTCAAAATCCGCAGGCTTGGCCCCCTGTGCGGGAGCGGGGGCGTCCGATGGCGATTCCGGCGTTGGCGCCGTGGCCGCCGGCGCGGCCGGCTTGGGCTGGATGCGGTCTTCTGGGACTATCCGTCCAGGCAGAGCGGGTTGCTCGGGATCTGTGTCGGCCGTTCCATCCTTTTGCTCCTCGATCTTCTTTCTTCTTGCGTCTGCGAGTGCTGCCTGTGCTTCCTTCTCTTTGATGTCCGCAATCTCTTTCAGATGTCCATCAACACTCTTCTGCATGTTCTGCCAGTCCTGCGAATACTTGTCGCGCTCGGCCAGGACATGCATGGCAGAGGTCATGTTGCCTTCTACAATCAAATTGCTGATGTAATCGTCATGGTGCTTGAGCGCTGCGGCGTATAGTTGTTGCTGCTGCTTGGAGCTGCCTGGATCGGTTCCGGCCAGAATGTCGCGATATTCGCGGTTGGTCGCGTCGGTCTCCTCGTGCAGCTTCGATAGCCGAAGATTCAGCTCTCTCAATTCTCGTACCGGCTCTTCGTCGATGTTCTTCTGCCGGGCCGCCTGATAGGCCTTCATGTAGGCCAGCGTTCCCCGCATCGTCCCAATCGCATTGCGCTGCATCGGGATCGAGAACGTGCCAATGTTGCCCATGGTTGAGCGCATCAGATGCGGCACCTGCTGCATGGTTGGCCAGTACGGCCCCTGCGGCATGGCCGGCCCGTAGGCATCGGCAAACTGGTTTGCTTGATTCGGCTCGCCCCATTCCGTGTGCGGCCGCGTTTGCGCGCCCTGATATTCGTAATGCGCCATGCCGCGCGGCACGACATCTTGCTCGGGTTTTATGCGATCCCAATCGCTATTCTCGGGATACCCGTCTTGTTGTTGGTCCCCGTCCTGGGGTTGAGCAGATTGAGCTGCGTCGGACATGGGTCATGGCTCCCGGCTCAAAGATAGTCCCCAAAAATCCCAAAAAGGGGGAAAAACATTAGTTTCATCTGTAACTAGTTGTGGAATGGAACCGTGCTTAACCATCTGAGTTTGAAGATGTTTTTACAAGTTCTTAGAAGGTTCTAAGCGGTGTCCAGATTTGGGTCCGTATCGGGAGTTCCGGTATCCTGTACCGGAGCATCGGCCGGGGGACCCTCACCACCTGCCGGTCCTCCTGCCGCCTGCGTGTCCGGCGGATGATATTGCGGGTTCGGGCCGGTCCATTCGATGTGATTCGGGTCCCGGCCCGGCAGCGGCTGCGACATGTTCCACTGCCGCATCAGCCGCTGGAACAAGCCGGGATTTTGCTGCATCCACTGCTGCATTCGCGGCGACATCCCCCCGGACGAATCGTTCATGTCGAATGCCGTGCCCCAGGCATGGCTCGACCAGTTGTTGGACCAGCGCATCCGGCGGCGATTGTAGGATCCCCACGGTTTTTCGAACGGGAAGCCGTTGCGCTGCAGATCTCGGGTGAAGCCTTGGAAGTCGTTGGCCGCGAGCGGATTGACCTTTACGGGCCCGGCCGGGGTGTTGAGCTGGTGCATCTGGCTTTCCACCGGCGGGTATTCGCCACGGTAGAGCCGCTGCATGTAGTTCGGGCCCTGCGGGACAGGCCCGTGCTCGCCGCCCAGCCCGCGCGGCGCGTAGGAACCTCCCATCGGCTCTTTTGGAACAAAAGCCCGAGACGATTGTGGCGAAAATGGGGCACGGCCCTGCGGTCGACCGCCGAGGAAGCGCTGGGGAAACCCGCCCGGATAGCCGTAGCGGCCAGCGCCAAAGCCGGGCTGGCCACCGAAGGGCGGCGGGCGGCCCTGATACCGTCGCATGAGGGCCTGGATGAGCGCAGGCAGCGGAATTCCGGCGGCGCCGCCCATGTTGCCCACGGCGCCGGCACCCTGCTGGGCGGGCGCCGTTTGCGGAATGCGGGCACCCCCACCTCCGGCGTCCGGGGCGGTCCCTGGGGAGGCGCTCTGCGGGGGGCCACCACCTTGCTGACTAGGGGGCTGTCCGCCGGGCATGGTGGGGGCGTCCGAAACCGGACGATACCCCGGAGGAGCCTGCGATGCTACCCGGGGGTCGGGCGTGCCCCACGCCTGCGGCTGGGCTTGTCCCGGGGCCTGATTGCCGCCGGTCGCATCTACGGCTCCGCCAAGCGCACGATCTGGAACTCCGAGGGACTTGTCCGCGCCCCAACCTGATCCGCCACCAGGGTCATTGGGGTCTTGATTGCCGCCGGTGTCAGCTGTCAGCCCGGTTGGCCCCCCAGTGTCCGAACCATCCTGCCCCTGCTGTGCAACGCCCTGCTGGTTGTATGCCAACTGACTGGCCAATTGACCGATCGCTGATTGATCACCGCCTGCCGAGCTTGCAGCCTCGCCGAATTGATCTACCGCGCCGCCGGAAGAGGTTGGCGACGTTCCGGCGGACAGGTCTTGCAACGGCGGCGGCTGCACTTGCTGGATAGCGGCGAGCGAATCTAGGGAGGAGAGACCGCCGCCAAATCCGCCGAGGAGGCTGCTAAGATTACCGCCGCCGCCGCCGGTGATGCCGAGCAGGCTGTCCAGACTCGAGCTACCCGTACCCGTGCCGTATCCGTAGCCGGCGAGGCTCATGGTTTACGCTCCCGGAGTGAAGGCAGAGGGGTTCAGCGGCGCTGCGCCCGGTTGTGCACCGGCCTGACCACCGAGGAAACTTTGCAGCTCGGTGTCGAGCTGCTGCATCTGGTTCTGATACTGCTGCGCCGCCTTGGCGTTGAATTCCTGCGCGTTCAGATCGAGGCCGGCGATCGAGTTGGCGGCCGACACGAACGGGAAACCGCGTGCTGCGGACGCATCCACCGACGACATTGTGGAATCACCGAGTCCAAGCGTGCCGTAACGGTTCTCGACATTGGTTGCGGCTTGCGAGCCGGCCTGCCGGGCGGCGTTGAACACCAGCGGCGCCGTATTTTGGACGCCGACCGTCGACGTGGCGTTGCCAAACAAATTACCCAGCGCATTGCTGGCGAGGCTTCCGAGTGCACTGCCGACGATGTCTGTCATAGATCGATCCTATAGCGAGGATTGTCCAGCTTGGCGCCGATCCGGCGGGCCAGCACACCGGCGTCACCTTCGTCCCACCAATAGCGCCAGTGCGCCGCCTTGCGCATTTTGGCCCAGTGCAGGCTCGCCCGCAATAACTGCATGCCCTGCCAGATCGCATCCTCGTCGGTGACCAGCAGCAACACGATCGCTTCCATCTTGGCGAGATTCCACGGCATCGCATTCAGCAGAGCGATCAGGAAAGCGTCCGGGGTGCGGATCGGAAGGTAGAGCCCGTGCGTCGGCAGCACCTGCGTGGTGAACCAACCCTCGGCGGTGATTTGATCGAACTCGCCGAGCCGGCGCGTGGCCAGCTCGACCATCCAGGGAACGTCGGAAAAAACCAAACGGCGCGGCTTTACCAAAACGGAAAGTACAGGTCCCAGGTGTTCTGCGCTTGGTTCTGCGCGACCAGATAGTGCTCCTGGTGGTTTGCAAATATCCACCAGTCTCGCTGCTTCGGTTCGCTTGGTCCGCTCATCCATAGTGGTTGTCCAACAGGGGTGGAGAAGGGTCCCATCGGTTTGGACGGACGATAAACTGTATCCCAGTGGCTTTGCTGATGCCACAGTCGCCATTGCGGTGTGTCGTGCAAGGGGTCGGCGTAAAAGTTGCCAATCAAATACGGGATCGCGCTGTAGCCGACTCGTTCTGTTTCCCAAACTCCGATCCAGTTGCGCGAATCCATCGCATGGTCGAATTGGAAAACCTTGGGATCACCGATTGCTAATAATTGAGCCGTGCCCATTATCGCGGCCGCCTGACCTCACGCGAGGTTCGCGTTGATTTCTCCTGCGCGGGTCCGCGCGTGCTGCTCGTGCCGGCCGGATCGAAACCGCGCGGCGAAACCCGGTCGGTGCCGAAGTCACTGTTGATTGTTCCGTCGTCGAGCCTGTTTCTGGGCCCGACACCGGGGGCCGTGCCCATGCGCAGCGGCCCGACCAGCGGGCGATCGGATTTAAGATAGCCGTTCGGGGTGAGTGTGCAGGCGGGTGGCGACTCCGCCATTTTCGGCCACGGGTCCTGCTTAGACATTGCCGTTCCTCACGCTCACGGGCGGATTGCCCGTCCGCACGGGTGGGTTTCCTGCGATCGAGGTTAGCGTAGTCCGGGGCGGGCCTCTGGTAAACCCAGCCTGGGGTGGTGTCGCAGGGAGTAATCCTCCGCCAACTTGCTTGGTCCAGGGGGATGCCCAAATGTGCTGCCAGTGCCAGCAATCGTGCTGCGTGATGTAGCCGCCGGTGTTTGTCGTCGCCATGACTACCTCACAAGGTCGGGGTGGTCCCAACGCATTTTGACAGCAGTTCCAACAAATCAGTGCGCCAGCCGCGAACACTCAAGTAGATAGACCCGAGGAACAGCACATTAAGAACGACAAGCGCGAGCACTGCGGGCTGATGCTTCAGGGATTCGATGATCCCGACAGCGACTTTGCCGACTTCCTCGGTGGCGCCTGGGTTCATTCGGCTGCCTGCACGGTTCCGCGCAAGGGGATTTTCAGCTCGCGCAAGAGGCCCTCGACCTCGTCCACGCTGCGGCAAATGCAAACGAACACACCGGCCACCTCAAGGAGATCGAACGTCCTTTTCTGAGCGGTCGACAGCTTGCCCTTGGGCGTCTTCAGCTCGATCGCATACGTGGAGCCGTCGTAGAAAATCAAAACATCGGGGATCCCGGCCTTGAGCCCGGCGGCGTACAGCATCCCGGCGCGCGACTTCGACATCTTGTCCCAGCCGGCCGGGAAGGTCGTGTAGAACGCGGGCGGTTCCAGGCACCAGTCAAGAAACTGCGCCACCGATCGGTGCAGATCGATCTCGGTCAGTGTTTTCGTCCTTTGCGGCCCGTGCTGCGCCCGACGTTTAGGCGAATCCGGGAGCCACGGGAATGCGCTTTGCGCCTCGTCAACGTCCTCGGCGATAGCTGCGCCGGTATCTTTGGCCCGCTTCATGGGGGCTGCAGTCTTTGGCTCGAGTCCCGCGCCGTTGCGGCACCGGCACTTCGCTTCGCGGCATTCTGTGACCGCTGCCCATGGCGCCGATGCCGACGCCGCTGCGCGGTCCTATCATTTCACGGCGTGCCATCACAGCCTCCGCTGTCGTCGCATCCGATTTCCGGTGTGAGTCATACGATAGGAGTGAAGCCGAGGGCGCCAGTTAAGCTCGTTCGGCTTCCTCCAACTCTTGATCTTGATCGCCCGCGCCAGATTGTTTGGGCGTACGCCCTGGCGTGCCATCGGTCATTTCCGCCGATAGCGGCGATGTCCTCTGCGGCGGCGAGCCAAGGTACTACCTCCGCCTGCGCCGGCCTCTGCGTCCTCTGCGAGCCATATTATCCTCCATTCTTGATTGGGTAGTGAACAATGCGAGATTAACCACAAGCGCAAATGCAGGCAAGAGACCTCGGAGGATGTGCCATGAACAAGGACCTGAAGCTGTCTGATGCTGGGGTGAATCTGGTTCAGCATTACGAATCGTGCCTGCAGCCGCACGGGAAGGGAAAATACAAGTCTTATAAGGACCCGGTCGGAGTTTTGACCATCGGCTGGGGCCACACCAATCATCATCCTCCGAAAATAACGGCCGACACCGTATGGACCCGGGAAGAATGCGACGATGTCTTTCGCAGGGACATGGAGATTTTCGAGAAGACGGTAAGACGAATGGTCAAGGTCGAGCTGAATCAGGAGCAGTTCGATGCCCTGGTTTCATTCACGTTCAACCTCGGCGAGGGCAACCTTGGAAAATCAACGCTGTTGAAGAAACTCAATGCCGGCGATTACGCGGGGGCGGGACAGGAGTTTCACAAGTGGAACAAGGCAGGCGGCAAGGAATTGCGTGGCCTCACGCGCAGGCGGAAGAGCGAGTCCAATGTTTTTCTCGGGAAGCCAGATCCGCATTATCCGTCAGGCACCAAATAAGGTTCGGGCCTCGGCGGATAGGTGAATCCGCTCGATGACAAAATCCGGCGAAAGTGACTGCATGTCAATTGCCGCCATGATCCCCTGGCCGGACAGCGGTTGTGCCTCGATCCCGTCAAGGGTTCCGGGGGCGAGCTGGAAGGCGACATCCTGCACCCCGTTGGGAACCCCGCCGCCGGATGTCGTTACCGTGCCGGTGAGTGCCACGCCGAAGCCGGTGTGCGCGCTGTAAATCAGGCTCGTCTTGTCGTGCAGCTCCACGAACATCCGCTTCCAGTTGTTGATCGACAGGTGCGCGAGCGGCCCCTTGCCCTTCACCGCCTTGGTGGAAAGTTTTTTTACGAGCGTATTGTCCGGGTTGTTAAACAAATGAAACAGGTGAGTCCCATCGGTGCCGTAGGCGTCGCAGATCGAATCCTGCTCGACATAACCGATATTCGTCAGATTGCCTTGCGAGAACACCGTCCAGGCGATTCCATCATACCCGAGAATGAGGTTCCGCTTGACGCCCCACGGATCAACAAACAGACCGTTCAGCAGGACGATACGCCGGCCGAACATGGTGACGGTGGCGAACGTCGGGTAATACTGCGAACTGTCGAGCGTCATCCAGATATTGGTGACCTTCTGGCCGATGGATTCGGCGTCGCCGCCGCGCATGAGCCAAACGCCCTGGCCGGAATTGACGGTCTGGCCGGTGGACGGATATGGCCGCGCGCCGGTGGCCATCAGCGAATAGCGGCCATCGTGCCCGACCTTGCGCGGGAATCCATGCCCCACCATCGGGTCGAGGTTCTGATAATTGAATTGCGTGGTGAAGGGGGTGGTCGAGCCGTCGCCGAAGGTGATCACGTTGCTGATCAGGTCGGTCGAGGAGTCACCAAACACATACAGGTAGCCAGCCGACGCGCGCATGTCCCGGTAGGTGGTGGTCAGCACGTCGCCCGAATAGCCAAACGATCCACCGCCGCCGGCAACCGAGAAATCCGCACCGTTGGCGACGGCAGAAAACGAAATCACCGACTCGCCCATGACCCAGGCCCGCCCCTGGTAGACCGCCATGGCAATAATGCCGGGGAGGCCCGTCGGCATGACGGTGGAAACGGTGGGCTGTTCGTTTGCCGAGGTGAGCCAATCGGGTGCCGGTTGTCCGGGAGCGTACATCGTGATCCCGTCCCAAGCGTACATGCCCTGCGGCGAGCCGAACAGAACGCCGCCGGATTGGCCGGCGACATTGCCGAAGAACTTCGGCCGCCACACCACCGCGTCGGCGAAGTAGTAGGGTGGCTTCGGCTGCCAGATTTGCCCGAGATGAACCACCGCCTGGGTGTCTAGGTCGACCTCGTCCACGGTGCCATCGGATAGGAACATCCACCCCATGCGGCCGGGCGGCGGCTCGGTGAAGATCGTGGTGGGATAGCCGTAGTAGCCGAAGAATGTCCGCACGATCGAGACGCCCGCGGGCGCGGTGTAGATCGGGGCGCTCGGCCCCCAGCACGAGCGAAGCTGGCCCGGTGCAACGGCGTACAGATTTTCGTTCCACCAAAGCTCTTGGTCGTCGATGGTCGACCGCGATGATTGTTGATTCAATCCCTTGAACTGGTCGATTGTGATGATGTCGGGCGGGTTTGCGGATTGAATCGGCATCTAGCGTTCATCCCGGATTTTTCTGTCGGTCCTTGTACTCGGGAAGCAGGTTCAGCTCGCCCTGCACCGGGCCATACGGGATTTCGGCCGCCGGTCCAGGGTTCTGGATTTTTTGCGTTTGTTGTTTGAACCATTCGGTGCCGGGTGGATCGGGCATTGTTCCACTCTAAGCCACGAAAGGATGTTTGTTTCTTGGGATAATTGAAATAGTTCCGTCCTCAAGGTCGAAAATGTCGTACTCGTCCGGCAGAAATTTGCTCAAGTTATTCAAGTACTCGGTGACACCGGGCAAATCCCTCCTGACTCTCACACCATCCTCCCCGACCAAAGAATTTAAGAAGCCCGGATCGTATGCCGGATTCGGGCTTCCTCTTAAATCGTGTGGCCAGAAGCCAGGATCATGGCTGGAGGCGACCGGCGTATCAAACTTAAGAGCATCGATCTGCTCTTTGTTCAGTTTCTGAATTTCTTTGGTCCGGGCAGATTCCGGCGCTTGGATTTGCTGGGTCTGCTGCCGAAACCATTCGGTACCGGGTGGATCTGGCATCGGGATTTTGCCCCAAGAGAATTTTACCTCGGAGGTAATTAAGTACCCCTAGGCTGATCGGCCTCAGTGCGTCCCGAAGATGCGGCCCACACCTCCGAATATCTCGGCCGCCAGCCAGAAGGCGATGGCCGCCCAGCCGAGATGAACACGCCGCGACGCCGTTGCAGGCCAATCAAAGGCCGCCAGCACCGCACAGACAAACGCGAACACGAGGAGCACTATCCCGAGGTTCTGCATCAGGCCGACCTCTGGATTCCCGGCGCATAGGCCGACTGGATCATTTGCGGGCACACGACCGCGGCGCAGGCGGGCAGCTCGGCGTTGAACAGCAAGCTCATGGCCTGGGCATCTTCACGTCTTTGCTGCGCGAGGAGCAGCAGGGTGGCCGCCCAGTACGGGACCGCATCCATCCAGGGGTACGGAATGATCTCGGGGTCATCATCGGAAATGAGCGGCGCGGGAATGAGCGTCAGGTCGACCTCGAACGGGACGGACTGGCTCGGGATCGGGGCGAGGTAAAGGGCCCCGAGCGGGCCGGCACCGTATTGGGCATACCAGCCCGGCTCGGAGATAATTCCCATGAAGGTGCCGTGATAGATGCGGAATCGGGCCTGAAAATCGCTCCACACGATACGCCGCCACATCGGCTTCCAGCCGTTCGGGCCGATCGACACTGACAGCGATCGGCAGGCGAGGATCGAATCGATACCGGGCATGATGCCCTGGCAGAGCGAAATCCAATCGGAGAACGGGTAGACTTCCTGCTGCGGATGGGTCTGGGTGCCGGGCGGCATGCAACGGATGCAGCCTGATACTCCGGCAATCCGGCGCCTCGATTTGTTGACGTAGCGGGTGACCATGGGCAGCTTGAAAAACTGGCCCAACTGGTCATTCAGCAGTTCCTGCGTCTCCTCGACATACTGGTTCAACATTCATCATCGCCTCGGTCGTCTTCGCGATCGGCATCATCGCCCAGGTCGGCGGCTTCCTCCCGATCGTCCCGGAGTGGGAGCGGTTCTTCCGGGTTGGTCGGGTTGCGCGGTGGAGCGTTAGTCACTCGGCTTCCGCCGGGGCCGCGAAGGTAATCGTACCTGATCCGGCTTGACCAGTGCCGGTGGGAGGTCCGGGCGGCGGGCCGGTCCAACCATCGGGCAGGACCACGCAGTAATTCAGCGCTGCGACGCTGGGATCGAACGTCTGGACCATCGCCAGCGTGATCGTCGGATGCCAGGGGGCATCGATGACCGTAATGCTACCGCCTTGTGATGTTGCCATTGACGGCTCCTTTCAGAAATAAGCCCAGTACACGATCGCATCCATGGTGCCGGTCTGGCCCACGGAAACGAAGCATAGCGCATTGTTGGCCGGGGTGCGCTCCACGACATTGTCGGTGCGGTTGACCAGGATGCCGCTCACAGGCAGCACGATCGCGGGCGAAATGTTGGTCGTGCCGGTGCCGCAGTTGGTGCCGGTGCCGTAGGCGAGCTGCAGCGCTGCCGGCATGGCCGAGGCGATCATCGCGTAGCCGCACAGTCCGATCCGCTGGTTGGCCGATGGCGCGATGAATTGCGTCAGCGAGGTCGCGCCAACGTCGTGGATGATGGCCCACTGGTTGCACGGGATCGCCCCCTGCGCCGCCGCCGGTGACGACGGGATCCACGCAAGCAGAACGATCAGTGCAGCCAGCAGGTATTTCACCATGGGGCGCCGCCCGTGATGCCCTGAATGATCGCGCCGGTCGATGGCTTGGAGCAGACAAGATTAAGCGCGGTCAGCGTCAGTCCCACGCTTGAAATCTGGCCTTGCGGAATCGTCGAATACCATCCGGTCCAGGCAAAGTTGCAGTCCTCGTGGATGACGGTCGCGAGGTACTTGGAATTGAAGATATAGGAGGTGCCGACCGGACAGTTCAGGTCGAAGAACAGCGGCGTATCGCCCAGCAGCAACCCGCGGAAGCCGCTGTTGACGGGATCGTCCTTGCCCCAGCGTGAGGACGGATCGTTGTTGTAGCGTTCCAGGCTCATGAAATCGGTCATCAGAGTGGTCCAGTCTTCGACCGACAGAACCCCGAAATCGGCCGCCTCGCCGCCGGCCGCCTTGGCGACTTGGAGGAGCTTCTGGATGTATGCCGCGCGGGTGAGAATGGGACCGGCAGCGGTGATCACCGTGCCCTGCCAGTTTGGATAGACGTTCCGGTCGAGCCCGCCGTAGATCGGCGCCAGCGCGATGTTGCCATAGGCATCGTTCAGCCCGAACATCTGCTGCACGTTGGTGGAGCCGGGGGCCGGCCCGGTGAAGTTTGACGAAAACAGCGCGGACGCAAGCGAGGCCAGCGCGCTGTTCTTCATGTCGTTCATCTTGAGCATCAGCCGTGAGCACACGGCGATCGCGTCCTGGGTGACTAACTGCTCTAGTCCGAAGCTGGTGACCGGGGTGGCTAGGGCGCACAAGTTGAACTCGGCGTTGAGGGTGGCCGCCACGTCGGGCGGTATAGTAAATTGGCCGGCCGGGCCCATCCAGCTCGATGCCACGTAACTGCCGGTCTGCACTGGCTGGGTATAGGGGCTGATACCCCCGGATGCGCGGATTGCATTTCTGAGGAGCAAGCTGAGCAGCGGGTTTTGTTTATACAGCAAAACAACAACACACTCCGCAAAGACACGGCGAATCGTGGCGGTTAATTCGAGGCCTATTGGTCCAGCCGGAACTAAGCCGGTGCCGATCAATGCCATGGTGTCCTCCTCAGAATTGCTGATTCTTCATCCGCTGCCGGTCGCGATTGAGCACGCCAAGAAGCTGTTTCCGGCCCCACGCCTCCGGGTCCTTGGCGATTTCATCCCAGCCGGGTTTCTTGCTGTGTTCCCAGTACTGGGACGTGAACTGTGCGTCGACCGGCTTGGGGTCCTTGGCCGCCTTGTAGTTGGCCGCAACCTCGTAATCGCCGATGTTGCGCTCGACCATGAACTTTTCGAGGTCTTTCATCCCCTCGTCGGTGAAGCCGTATTGACTCTGCGTGTCGGCGCGCTTCTTCTGCCACGCCGCGTTCTGCCGCTGCTGTCGCTGCGCGGCCTCGGCGTCGTCGCGTTGTTTCTTTTCCTGCGCAAAGGTGGCCCGCACCTCCTGCTTCAGATCGTAGTCCGGGATGGCGAGGTTGGGATATTTTTTCTTGATCAGCGATTTGGCCTCGTGGTTCAAGGCCGGATCGTTGTAAATCGATTCAACGAAATCCGCTGTTTGCTTGCGGGATTGTAGGTAGTCCCATTCCTCGTCGCTGATTTGTCGCGGCATCAGGTGCTCTCCGAAGTGCCCTTACCAGTGATGGCGCGCTGCAGGGGCACGCCGCCCTCCGGCTTAGGAACGATCTTGGGGATTGCGCCCCATTCGCTGACCTCTGATTGATTGTCGACCTGCAGAATCTGCCGTGGCGGCTTCTGCGGTGGCGAAGAGATCGGCGGCTCGAACGAGCGATTCTGGGTTGCCATGATTGGTCTCCTATGCTCCTGGCAAGGGCATTGCTGGGCTGGGCGCCTGCTGTCCTGGCTGTCCCTGGCCGCCGGCCGCGAGCTTCTGCAGCAGCGCGTTGCGTACCGTGCCCTGCAGCATGTCGCTGAACATCGTTTTCTGAATGCCTGCGGTCGGACTACCTTGCGGCAAGTGCTTGGTGAGAGATTGAATTGCCTTCAGCGCATCCTTGTACGGGGGACTTCCGGCGCCAAGGCCGGGTAGCGCTGCTTCCAGTATCTTGACGGCGCCGAACACCTTGTTGAGCGAATCGGCCTGAGCTCCTGGTCCCGGTGCGGATTGTTGCGGGCCCTGCTGGTTGCCCATGAGCGCGGCCAGCATTGGATTGGCGCCGGCTCCGCGCCCGCCGGGAGCACCTCCTGGGGGTGGGCCGCCAGGAGGCGCACCGCCGGGACCGGGGGGTGGACCACCGCCGCCGCCCATGTCGCCGGTTTCAGCATCCAGAATGTTCGTCATGACCGATTTCGATCGCTACGGTGGGCAAGATTATCTTTTTCGGCCTGCCTGTCCACCCTGCTTGTGCTGGGGCATATGCAGCACGTCGCGGATTAAATCTTCCTTCTTCTGCTCTTTGGCCTGTTCGGCCTGGGCTTTTTGGCGGTCGCGCAGGCGTGAAAGCAGCAATTCGGCACCGGGCGGATGCAGCATGCGGATCAGGTCCTCGGCGTCGATGGCACCGGCGCGGGCCAATGCGATCGCGACTTGTCTGTTGTCCTCAGCGAAGGCCGGCGAGGCCGAATGCGAATCGACCACCACCTGGAAGTCCTCCGGTAGTTGCTTGAGCAGGAATTCGGTTCCCTGGTCGGTGCTGTAGATGCTGGGATCCATGGCCTGCATCAGCCGCAGCGACAGGTAGCCTGAATCGGCGAGCTGCCGCTCGATCCTGGCGGCCTGATCGATCAGGCGTGGCGACGAGGTTCGCACCAGCGTCTGGGCGTGGACGCCCGCGCGCACACCGGGCTCGCCCTGCCCGGACATGACCGGGGAGAAGCCCGAGGCCTCGTCGAACATCTGCCAGATGAATTCCAGCTCTTGAAGGTATCCCTCCGGCGGGGGCTCGGTCAGCTTCTGTGCTTTGGCGTTAGGATTGGGATCGTTGACAAAGCCGCCCTCGGAGATGATCTTGAAATACTGTTCCTCGGTAACGCTGGTGAAGCCGGATAAAACATGCGGCGCATTAGTGTTTCGGTCCCACATGATCTTGAGGTCGCGCAGCCGCTTGTTGAGGACTTCCTGCAGCATTTGGACATCCGCAATAAGCGATCGGCCCCAGAAGTAACCCGGCGTCGGCTGGCCCTGGACCTTCACGAACGGGTGGTGGCCGGGGATTTTTGACAGGTTGCGGCGGGTGTTCCGGCCCTCGATCAGGATGTCCGGGTAGACCATTTGGAGCGTCGTGTAGTCTCCGCTGCGATCGGCGTCTTGTACCCATACCTCACAAAACCTCACTGTTTGCCAAATGCGTTTTTGCGGCCGCCAGGGCGTAGGCGTTGGAAACACCGACACCAGACCGGCGGCGCTCGGAGTGTCGTTAGGGTTGCCCAGCGGCTGCATACCGCCGACCACCATTTGGTGAAAATAAGTTGGTTCCTCGTCGGCGCGTTCATCTTTGTTGGCCGTCAATACTTTGGCGATGATTTCCTCGGGGTTTGGATAGTCCCCCTCGTCCAGCATGGCCCGCAATTGGGAAACGGTCGGAAAACTGACGTGAACGAAGGCTTCTTGCTCATCCAGCGCCAAGGTGGTTTCGGATAGCACCCCAAAGTGCTGTGGATGTACGGGCGCGAGCCGGAAACCACGCTTGTCCGGGATATGTTTGATGATCTGGCAGCCATTGATCAAGGCCCAGACCACCGCTTCGGCGAATTTAATATCCGAATCGGTCTGCCGGTAATCCGCGGTCAGCTTTTCGCTCGCGACCTGGGCGCGCTGCAGCACGTCCTCGGGCTCGGTGCTGTCGTAGATGATGGAAAAGCGGATGTCGGTCGGCTGCAGCAGGAAGCCGGCCAGCTTGTCGATGAACGGTTTGACTTTGTTGTAGATGGCAGCGCGGCTGTCGGAGGTTCCCTGGTAGTAGAACTGCGAGGCGCGGGTTGCGACCATCGCCCGCTCGTCGGACGTGGTCAGCATCTCGTCGATGATCTCTGTCGTCCAGGGGGAGAGGCTGTCGGCCTCTTGCGGCAACTTCAGCATCACCACACCTTCACGGACAGCTTTTTCGAGTTTGCGATGTAGTCCGGCATTGTCTTGATGATGTCCAGAGCCGAGCCGTGCTCGAGTCTGGTTGCCCGCCCCATTGCGATCGCTGCTTCCAGGGCTTCGGGATTGACGCCACCCCAGCCGCTGACCCCGCTGGTTTTTGCGCGGGTGTCATCCTTGTAGCGGACCTTGGGTGTCGAGCCTTCCTGGCGCTGCATCTGCATGTCAGCGACGCCATAGTCGTTGGTGGCTATGTCCTCGGCCAGTGCCACGGCGCGGGCGCGGTTACCACCGATGATGCCCGGAGCTTTGAATTCCTGCTGCATTGGGTCAGCGGCCGAACAGCGCGGGCAATCGGGCGCCGGATCGTTCCACTGATCGCCTCGCAGAGTGACCTTGATGGTGGTGTTGCAGGTCAAACAACAAAAAGTCCTAACGATCGGCATGGTTGACCCCTTCTAACGGTGGGCATAATTCAAACACCTCGCTCACGAAGGCCCGATGATCGCCTTCGACATAAATCGCGTAAGTGCCACCCCATTTGACCGACGCGCGCACGCGCCCGGTGGGAATGTTGTTCGGGTTTCCTATCCAAAGTGGTCTGGGCTGCACGACTTCTCCAATGACGAAGTTTAGCATCAAAACTTCTCCGCTCGCGATGTGGCCTTGATGTTGATATTCTTCAGATGCTGGCTGAATGCGAATGACAGAACCGTTCCGAGGGTCTGCGGCGGCCGTTCTCCGTTCACCGAGTCCCAGGTGTAATCGCGGGCGACTAGACCGGGCCGCTTGAACTCTACCCAGGTGTGATGTGCCAACACCATCGCGGACACGAGGTCATCGTTGGAGCCGGTATCGGCACCGGGACCCAGCCACCCGGTCTCGTCCTCTACGGTAGATTGCATCTGCTGCACGAGGCGGAACGACCTGATTTCCAGGCGGCGCAGCATCAGGCTGTCGCGCACTTCGGAATAGATTTGCTGTTTGTTGTCGTGGTTCGTTTTCCAGTTGAGGATATTGCCGACGCCGGACATCGAGTCCGCGCGTTTGTAGAGGAACCATCGTACCTGCCCGATCATGGACAGGATCGGGTCGGTGTTCGGCTCGGCCTGCAGGATGCCGTGCTCGGCCAATTGGCGCAGGTTTCGCACCTCTGGCATCACGGCGGCCCCCACGCCGGTCACTTCAAGGTTAGCCATGTGATCCCTGTAGGCGCCCGCGAGATGGGCGAGCACCCAGGCGAGCTGATACGTCAGCGGCTTGTTGGACTGGAATTCCGCGACCTGGACGAGGCGGTCGGCGTAGCAACGGAAAACTTCGATGGCATGGTCGTTGGCCTCGCCGCCACCTCCGCCGGATGGGTCAATACCAAGAACGTAGATGCCTTTTTCCTCGGGAGGTTCCCAAACCCGCAGATTGGCAGCTTCCGGGTCAGCGACCTGTTCGATGCTGCTGGCCAGGAATTTTTCATCGAACGTGTATTTGTAGGCCTTCATGGGTGGGCCGGGACTGAGCAATTCGGCGATTTCCAGTGTGCGCGCGGCCGGGAAGAAGCCTGAGCCGGAGGCGATGAAGCATTCCCGCTCGTGCCAGGGGAAATGCCGCATCATGTATTCCTCGGCGCGGAATTCCGATTCCCGGCGCCACCATGCGATCTGCTCCGGTTTGACTATTTGATTGTATTGCTGCTTCACGTAGCGGGCGCGGGTGATCTCGTCCTCGGTGAGATGGCCGTCCCAGTAGATTTTATAATCCGGGTCCTTCTTGCTGATCGTGTAGGTGGGGTTTGCCCAGAAGCCCACGAAGATGAACCGCATGTGGCGGTCCTTCTTGGCCTGCTGGCAGAAGTCGTAATACCAGTTGAAACCGTTCGCGATCGATTCCCAAACGTACAATCTATTTGGATTGAGCCGGGCCAGCGATGCCTTGAGCGACTCCACGCCAGCGAGGCTGCGCCATTGCGCGCACTCGGTCGCGTGCATCATGTTCAGTGCCCGGGAAGCACCCAGGTCAGGGTTAGACCCAGCAGCAAGTAGGTCAATAACGCTGCGATTGGCAAAAGCCAGTCCGTTGCGGTTGTTTTGGACCAATCGGTGGTCGGCTGAGCGCCATTCGGAAGGTAGGGTTTCAAGCAGCGATGCAAAAATGCGACGAAGCCGTTCCAGATTGTCGGTGCGGTCTGCAATGATAGCTCCTTGCACGCCGGGATTTGCCAGCGCCCAAAAAAGTTCGATGACGCTGCAGATGGTGGTGATCGCCACCTGCCGGCATTTCAGCACGACGAATTCGTGGACGCCATCGGACAGCCCTTTGGCGATCGCATCGATCACCAAGCGCTGCGAAAGCCACGGATCGACCACGCAGCGACCGCCTTCCTTGGTGTCGATCTCGACACTGCCGAGCAGATCGTAAATGCCTTGCCGGATTGTCGCCATCAGCCCTGTCCCCCAGGCGCGTAGGCGGCCAGCATCTGGGCGAGCTGGGCGAGAGAAATGTTGCTGCCGCCGGTGCGGTAGTTGCCGGCCATCTCCTCCAACGGTGTTCCTGGAAGGAGCTCATCTGGACGCCAGCCCGGCGGCTGTCCTGGCTGCGGGGCTGGTCCGATTCGGAATGGATCGGCGGGTGGGGCTGGTCGTCCGCCGGGCACGTTTGGATTGGTTGGGGGGGCGGGTTGGTCCGGTGCCACCTGTTGCGGCGGCGCGGGCGCGGGCGCGGGCGCAGGTGCGGGTGCGGGCGCGGGATCGATTTGAGGAACGGGTGGAGGAAGATCCTCGCGCCCGACTGGGGTGGTCGGAACGGCAGGAGAAGGAGCAACAATAGGAGCACGCTCGAATGGACCAGCGGCGGGAACAAGCGAATCTTTTGACACTAGTGGCCCACTAGGAACAGTGCCAGGATTGAAGAATCGTTGCATCTCTTCGGTTCCAAAGTTGCCTTTGGGCACGTTGGCCTCGGGCAGATTATTTCCAGCAGCAAAATTGATCATGTCCTGGAATCTCTGACTGTCGAGAAATCCGAAATCTCTCAGGATGCTGCTCTCCGGCGGCGCCGAAAATCTGGGGTCTCCGCCGAGCGTGGCACTCGCGGCAGCTTCGCTCTGCGGTCCTCCGGTGGGCGCAACTCTGGGAGCGCCGCCCAGTGTTGCAGGGTCGATAAACTGATTTGGTTGGCCCGGCGTTTCCACGCCGATGCTCATCACATTAGGACCAACAATATCGCTGATGGTGGAAGGAGGCCGATCGCCGCCCTGCGCCATCACGGGGGCATTGTCGCCGCTCAACTGTGCCGCTAGGTCACCGAGGCCACCAGCGCCGCCGAAAGCGCCGCCGAAAGCGCTGGGGCCATAGCCGCCAAGCGCACGATCCGAAAGACCGAGCGAGGTATCCGCGCCCCAGCCACCGCCACTGCCGGCAGGATCCTGATTGCCGCCGGTGGGATCGCCGCCGTAGTTGCTGCCGTGGTAGGTGTAATTGCTGCCGCCGTAGTTTCCACCGCCGAGCGATTTGTCCGCACCCCAGTTACCGCCGCCGTAGGAATAGTTGCCGCCTCCGTCTCTTTCACTGCCTCCATCGCTTCCACCGCCTCCATCGTCTCCACCACCTCCATCGGAGCTACAGAGAAGCCGGTGAATTGGGTCCCAGAGGTCCCACTGATCCGAAAAAAAGTTTCGCATCATGTACCTCGCGGGAAGTTGTCGCCGTCGCGGACGAACCACTGCCCGGCGATCAGTTTGGGCATCGGCGGTTGGATCGGTTGCTCGCGGATGACCGCGCGCGGCTGCTCGAGTCCGCCGATCTGGCGCATCGTGTCGTTGATGCGGTTAAGGGCGTCGATCAGGGATTCGAGAACCGGAATGATATCCGGTGGGAACTCGCCATTGGTCATGGGCGCTCCAAATAGCAAAACCGGGGCAGCATAGCCGCCCCGGTCGGAATTTCCAGCGTAGTGATTGCCTGTTTTAGCTTACGCCGGTCCCAGACAGGTCATAGCCCGGAAGCGCATGAAGGGGCAGCTTCTCGGCCGGTTCATAGACCGGACTGTATGGGTCGTTGACCGCAGGGACGACCTCTGGCACCGGCCGGAAGTTCGCGATCGCGATTTGCGCGTCGTTGATAATCGTCACCAAGAACGCGATCATGGTGGCGCGGGATCGGAAGAAAATCGTCACCTCATGCCGCTCCTCCCCGACATTGATCTCAATGGTACACCACAGGCTGGTGCCCATTTCGGTTGCCTCTAGCTTGGAGGTAACCGCATTGCGGCAGGTGTGGACCGTAAGTTCAACCATGGTGTGTTCCTTTCCTGTTGAACAATCTCAAAATGGGCCTATTCATCGGCACTGTCAAGTTTTTCCTTTACGGGGGTGATGGAATTTTTTTGGGGGATTTTCGGCTTTTTCTCAGCCGGTGAGAAAAAAGTTCTGGGCCTTGGGCAGCTGCTTGCCGGGCCGCCGAATCACTAGCACATGGCGCCGCCCGGTGCCGTTCGGGCAGCAGATCGTGAGCCATGGGTAGGTTTCGGCCAGCACCCGGCGCATTGTGACCATGCGGGCGTGGAGGCACGTCATCGCGTATTCCGGCCCGCCGTCCTCCCGATCAGCGTAAACGATGTCAATCAACTCGTGGATAGTCAGACCGTGCGGATGGTCGCACAGCGCGTCGAAGATTCGCCCGGTCACCGGCCAGTGTCCGAACGGGTTGGAAGGGGGAAAAAAGTTTTGCACGGTATCCATGGAGTGTTTCCTTTCCAGTTTCGGGGAAAAAGTTTCGAAAAAAAGTTTCGAAAAAAGTTTTCCTGCATAGGCCGAGCCGGAGCCGAGCGGGCCCGCCCGGCCCGCTCGAAAACAGAGATCAGGCAACGGATTCCAAGCGATTGCCGTTAAGCCTGTAGTTAACCGGATCGGTGCTTTGGACGACTCTCGTTTCCCGAACCGAGATCCACCGCGATGCAAGGTCGCGTCCGTAGATGTCAGCTTCTTCCTGTGTTGCAAAGCGCAACGCATTGCCACACCACTGTCCGGTAGAGTCTGCGATTACCTCTGACTTGAAGCTCATTTTGTTGTCCTTTCCTACGGTGCGAATTGCACCCTGAGAGCGCTCCCGCAAGAGCGCCCCTAGTTGCAATTAACCCTTGGAATGCCATGACGCGCCAGCGTCATGTGAATGTAGGCCTTGCCCTATCACTTGCTTATCGACGGTCCGGCCGGCGAGTCGTTCCGCTTGTGCGATCCGCGCACGCGCCATGGCCGATCCGCTGACCATGATACGCCGGTACAAGCAAGCATCGGTAACGCCATTGCGTTGCTGGTTTGTTAGACCAGCAAACGCAATCGCGCCTTGGCGACCTACAACTGCTTTGACGTTTCCCGTGGCTAACGCGCGGGATAGTTCCTCGACCGCGGCTCTCACTTCGCGTTTCCGATCCGTGAGAGTCTGTTGTGGCTGCAATTGAGTATCGCAAGGCATTGGATCGACTCCCTACATGTCAATGTCGATTAGACCATTCGGCACGAAAGTTTGAATCACGTCGGTCGGTAAATCGTCCGACGTGAAATCGACTCCGATTGCCGCGGTTTTTGGGACCGCGATGTCGGTTTCCTGAACGTCAATGTCAAGGAACGCAGCTCGACATTCGGCCATTCGAGCAAACGTCGTTTCCCCTATTTCGATTGCCGCGGTTTCGCCTGCCTTGACAATTTTGCGAGCGGCTTCGCGCGCGACATCGATAGCCTGTTGTGCACGACGGGAGGCATCTGGGGAAAGCATCGCGCCAAGTGATTTGGCGCGATTCGCGGCATCCCGGACGGTTTTTACGTCAAGGTCACGAATGCCGGTTTCCATAGTGCCGATCAAGTCGCGCATTTCAGAATTGATTGCGCGAATCGCCTCTGCATCATTGTCGAAAACTTCGCCTCGAAGTACGTATAGGGCGATATTGGTTACTTGCGCGGATAGATTGAATTCCGCGACCATTGTTTGCGCGGCTTTCACCGCTTCGTCGAGCATGGGCAACCCGTCTTTCGGGCAAAGAAGCCCAAAACTCGAATAGGAACATTTTCCGCGGATCATGGCGCATATCGCGGATCGGACCTTAATGGCCCGGTCATGCTCTTGTGGATCTCGGATGGTCCGTTCGGTTGTCCAGCGGACATGTTCCGCGCCCGTAACATCCTGTGACGCTTCTAAATCCTGTTTACGATACGAAACGTTTCCACGGACGATCGTATTGAGACTCACAAGGAATCCCGGCTTGATGGTAGTCGTTCTCAGAGTCATAGCGTTTTCCTTTCCGGTTTCGGCGATATGCCGATCATGCGGCCGAACGAATTCGGCCGCATGGGCTGCACATCAAATTTCAACGGCTCGAAGCGAAGGCGCAACGGACGCTATCGCTTTGGGCTTGTCCGTTGCAGGGCGACATCGCGTCGCCGCCCATGCACGCAAGCGCTCGATTTTCGCGTTTGCGGTTTTCGTTAATGGAACGACGTTGCGCGCTGCGGCGATAAGGTCCGTTGTTGTAATCTCGCGAGCTCCATCGGCGAAAGCCGTGTAGAGCGCTTCGGGAACTAACGCGGCTATTTCCGCGCCAGTGTATTCCTCTGTTGCGAGCGCAACGGATTGCGCGTCGATTACATCGATGATTCCGCCGCGCCCATTGGACGATAGCGCGGCACGAATGACAGACTCGCGTTCCGTCGCATTGGGCGTATCGACGAAAAACATTTCGTCGAATCGTCCTTTGCGCAACAATTCTGGCGGCAACGACTCGACATCGTTTGCCGTTGCCACGACAAAGGCCTCGCCTTGCCGTTCCTGCATCCAATTAAGTATTGTTCCTAGCGCGTCGGATGATACTCCGCCGTCTGCTGCCCCTTGCGTTGCGCCAGACAAGGCCTTTTCGATCTCGTCCAACCATACAACGCAACGTCCAATCGCTTCGATGGTCTGAAGAGCTCGGCGAAGGTTACCTTCGCTCTCCCCTACGAATTTGGATTTTAGACCGTTCAGATCCATTCTCAGGAGCGGGACTCCCCATGCCGTCGCAATCGCCTTGGCAGTAAGGCTTTTGCCACATCCGGGAACGCCTACTAAGAAGACTCCTTTCGGCGCCGGCAGTCCGTATTCGCGAGCTTGCCGTCCGTATGCAGTTGCGCGGGTTTTCAGCCAAGCCTTGAGTCCGTCAAGTCCCCCGACGGCCGAAAGGCCTCCTGGAATTGGATCGAACCATTCGAGGACTCGTTCGCGCGCGATGACACGTTTCTTTTCTTTCGCGATTGCAGTCGGATCGATCCGCTTGGTTTGGACCAGTGATTTCGCGTAGCAAGCCTCCGCTTCACTGGCGGAGAGTCCCACCGCGGCATCGATTGCGGCATCTCGCGTTCCGTTCGGTGCGACTTCGGCACCGTATTGGTTCAAGTAAACGTCAAGAATCGATGCGATTTCTTCCCGGTCGGGCAACGGCCAATCGATGACTGTTGCATGTGCTGCAATTTCTTTTGGCAGATCAGCCGAGGGGGATAGGACGATAATCGCTTGTGCACGATCTCTGGGTAGAGTCGGAAGAGAACGGACGAGGTTGCGCAACGCCCGTCTTGTTAATCCGTCTAACCAATCATGTAGATCGCGCATGATCCAGATGGATCGTTCACCCCGCGCCGGGAATGCTTCGATGAAGTTTAAGGCTTCGCCCGGATCCGTGTATAGGTTCCGGCCTCCATCAATACCTTTGCCGTCGGCTTCAAGAATGCCGCTAGCGACATTCCAAGTTCGCGCAACGAATCCGGCTGATGCGCATGCTTCGAACAAGTAGCGTTCTGCTCGGGCTTCCTCTCGCGTGACAACCCACAACAGCGGATTGCGCGCGCGTAACAACGCGGAAATATCGGCCGCGGCCGATTGAGCCTTGTTCATGATCGTGCCTTTCCAGATAGGAGCACATTGAGTCCCGTACTTAGCGCCACAGATAGATGTGCTTCTAGTGCATCTAACTTTTGCTCTAGGCGTTCACTGTATCCACCGTTGTTGTGCTGCTTTTGCAGCTTGTTGCACGGCCAACACACGACCAGACCGTAATCCTTGTCGTGCGTGCAATTAGGACATACGGGAAGGGCTCGTACAAGTGGATGTGTTGTCATAGTGTGTCCTTTCCAGTGTTTGATGCAATCAATTGATTGCATCGCGACAAGGCGCATGCGCCACATGACGATACAATCAAACAAATAGAATTTGATGAGGCCCGATTGCGCGGCTGATACGCGGGGCGATTTTTCGCTTCGCCGCAATGCACGGATACGGGCCTACACGAACAGGCCGGAGCGCCGCGCGTACCTGACTCGCGAATAGGCCGCGAGCCGGTTCCCACATTATGCGCTGGCGGAATGGCGTCAAGATATTTATTTACGTCGTTCCCGCACCGTTCCTCGGGTAAAACCCGGAGGGACCAAAGTCCTATCAGCACAGGACTGCAGTCACAAGGACCAACGCCCTATACATCG